GTTTCTGACCTTTATATCTATCTGCTTGAAAAATGTAATCCTAAAATATTCTACGGACAAAATACATTCAATCTATTCTATTGTAATAAGTTTCTACACTCTCGTTGGATGAATAAGGTTAAGAAAATGAATCGGACAACCTTAAAAGAATGGATAGATACAGAAGAAGAATACATAGAATATAATGAAGGATGGGACTTGCAAGTAATGGAAACCCATAGACAAATAATAGGAGAACTAAAAGCATTAGAACAAACCCGTATGTGGCCGCAAGCACGTATCTTCTCACTATATTTTGAAAGTGATGATACAATGGAAAGCTTAGCAAAGAAAATAGGAATAAGTAAATCGACAACATTCCTTGCAATTAAAAAAATAAGAAGATACTTAAACGAAGTTATACCAAAACCAGATGAGAAAACTACAAACGGAAACTAGAGAATGCTTGGAATGCAAAGAAGAATACCAATGGAATCAAAGAAACATATATTGCCTTTGCCCTAACTGCAGAAAAAGACATTACAGAAAATCACAAAAGTTAAGTGAAGGAGAATATAAAAAACCTTATCCACTAAACGAAAACGAAAAAAGGGTAAGGTATAGAAGAATACAAAAGGAATTAGATGCCGCAGAAACATCTGAACAAAGGAGAGAGATATACGGAAGAGAATTAGAGTTTATGGTAGAAAGTGGTATATGGTTATGGTGCATTGATTTAAGATTTTCGACAAAGACAATAGATAAAGGAAGTGGTAAGAGAGGTAGAAAACCATTAGATGCAAAATCAATACCAGATACTAGAGGATATTATGAATGAAGCCCGAGTACATTACAATTATGTCAATTTTACTTTCCGTTGGACATGGATAAGAGATAAGCAAATCCTAGTGCAAGGAGATAAGTATAGAGGTATGTTATTGATTTTGGACAGTGACGATAATGTAATAAAAATGTATGGATATGAATTGGTATCAGAAGAATAAAGAAATAATTACTCTATTAGCGATATATCTCCTCACCATTGGATTATTGTGTTGGTGGGCAACGTATGTATCGCTTTAATTACAGAATCGAAATATGGGTGTTATATATTTAAATAATACAGATTTAATATAATGCCGTTTACAAAAGGACATAAGTTAGCAAAAGGAAGACCGGTTGGTGCCCTAAATAGAAGCACTGAACAAATGAAGCTTACATTAGCTCGTGCAACAAATCGAGTTATGGATGAACTTCCTGCAATAATGGATAAACTAATTAAGGAAGACCCGAAAGCGGCAGTTGATTTATCTATTAAGTTATTAGAATTTAATTTACCTAAACTCAGCCGCACAGAGATGCGTGCTGAAATAGAACAAAAAATACAACAAGTTACTATACAAGTAAACAATGCCGGCACAAATAGACATACAAACAACGATAACATTTCAGAACATATTGGATAGTAAGAGTAGAGTTCAACAGCATATCGGTGGAACGAGAAGCGGAAAGACTTACGCAATACTACAATATCTGTTAGTTAAAATGATTGAGAGAGAAGGATTAAGCATCACGGTAGTTCGTAAAACAATACCTTCACTCAAACGTACAGTCATAAAGGATTTCATAGATATTCTTAAATCATTAGGTATTTGGAATGAAGCGGATTACAATGGTACGGATAGGATATGGAGTTATTACGATAGCACTATTCAGTTTATTTCTACTGATGATGCAGAGAAGCTGCGTGGTATCAAATCTGACATCCTCTTTATTGATGAAGCATCCGAAATAGATGAAGAAAGTTATTTTCAGTTAAGCATTCGTACAACAGGTCAAATCATTCTTGCATACAACCCGACAGTATCACCATATCATTGGTTAAGACAAATGAGTGATTGTGAAAGATACGTTACTACATACAAAGACAATCCATACTTGCCAAAAGAAATGGTTTCAGCAATTGAAGAATTACAAACAAAGAATGAAAAGTATTGGAAGATATATGGATTGGGTGAGTTTGCTCCTAATGAAAAAGCAGTTTATAAGTTTGATATAGTAGATGATTTTGAAGCAGAGTTTGTGGCATTCGGATTAGACTGGGGATATTCGCAAGACCCTACTGCTGTTGTTGCCCTATATAAGAATGGTGATAACATATACATTGAAGAAGTTCTTTACGAAAAAGGATTAGTTCTAAAAGATATAGCTGATGCATTATCTAAAAAAGAAATTGATAAGAGTTATGAGATATGGTGTGATAGTTCAGAACCCCGCAGCATAGAAGAATTATACAGATACGGATTTAATGCTAAAGCAGTAACAAAGGGAAAGGATAGTATTAAGTTTGGTATATCGGTATTACAGAATCATAAGATACACATATTACGCACATCACAAAACCTAATCAATGAAATGTACGGCTACCAATACGCAACTGATAAGTATGGTTATGTAACTGATACACCTGAAGGTGGATTAGACCACTTATTGGATGCAGCTCGTTATGTAGGTATGATGAGATTAACACAGAAAGCAATTAAAAAAGGAACATATGCAATTACAGTCAGATAGATTATGGAATGAAGAGGAGATAAAGGAATTAATAGAATTAGCACAATACTTGCGTAAAGAGAATGAGGACTTGCAAGCAAAGATGATTATGATGAATGCTAAACTGCAAAACGAAGAAGCCAAAGTAAAAAGATTAACACTATTATTATATGCAAAAACAAATTGAATTAAGAATACCAACTTCCTATGAAGATATTACGCTTCGTAAATGGTTAGAGTTACAAAAGGATTTAAAGAACTACGAAGGGGATGAGGAAGCAACAACTGCTGTTCTACTCTTACACTTATGTGGTTTATCGCCTGAATATCTTACAGGGGTATCCGTAGATGATTATAATTTATTAAAGTATGAGTTGATGCAGTTCATTGGTAAAACAGATTTGGAATTGCAGAGGTTTGTTAAGATAGGTGATGTTGAATATGGATTTGAACCTAATCTATCTAATATGTCATATGGTGCTTACGCAGATATTACAAAGTTCGGACAAATAACAATAGATGAGAATTGGGCAAAGATAATGAACATACTATACAGACCAGTAGAGAAAAAGTTATTAGATACATATACAATCAGCAAATACGAAGGTACAAAGGGCGAAGGGAAATGGTTAGATGTACCTATGAGTGTACACTTTGGAGCACTTTTTTTTTTATTCAATTTATTAACGGACTTACTGAGCGCTACCCTGAAATATTCGATGGCGGAGGAAGTTCATCCCCAATACAAGAAAATTTTGGAAAGAAGTGGGGAAGCTATATTACAATTGTTGAGCTCGCAGATAACGATATCACCCGCTTCGACCTTATATCTCAAGAACCATTAGAGAAATGCCTTCTATATCTGTGCTATAAAGCAGATAAGAGTGTAGTTGAACAAACACTACATAAAGAGTCTCTGGCAAAAGTAGGAAAGGGATAACGATAGATAGAAGTATCTTTGTTATTATTAAAAAAGTATTTCATGCCTAAATGGAGCAATAGCAGAAACGGAAACCTTCGTTATTCTGTAAACAGAGAAAATCAATCCGGCATATTCATCGGACCAACATTAGGATTGAGTTCACCAAAGAATAGCAGAAGAGCATGTCTTTGTTTGGATTCAAATACCTATGATGTTAAGTGCTGCCAGGGATACCTAATGAATCAGGGTATCGGTGTAATAGAATCTCCGAGAAGAACAAAAGGTGGAGCATTTAGCGATGGATACTCTGATGGATTCGATATTATATTAGATTAAAAATATACAAACTATGGCTGAATTAAGTAAACAGGCCCTCAAGGTACAGAACAATACGGAATTTCCAAATAATAATGGGGGTTTAATTACACCTACAAAGTTAAGAGGATTTAACGTTGATATGATTGACTCTCTTGTAGATGAGATATCATACAACGTAGATAGTGCAAGTTGGAATCAACAAATAGATTCATTAGAGAACTTTACTGCTTCTCTTGCTACTAACTTCGTAACAACAGGCTCATTCAATTCTTATACACAATCAACAGATAACAGATTAAACAATTTAGAATCTACATCAGCAAGTGTAAATATCTCTATTGCTAATCTCAATGCTTATACTGCATCTGATGATACAAGTATTAGTAATTTAGAAGCATTTACAGCTAGTGCAGCAGTTTCAATAAGTAACTTAAATCAATCATCTGCATCACAACAAATTAGTATCGACGCATTAAATTCATTTAGTGCATCACAAACAATTGTTGATAGTGCATTTGCAGCATCTATAACTAATTTAAATTCTGCTACGGCAAGTTTATTCACATCTGCAAGTTTAGGATTAACAACTGCATCATTTGATAACGGAAATAGAAACCTTACATTCAGTAAAGGTGATGGAACACAATTTAGTGTTAATATACCTGATGTAAGCGGAAGTGCAGGTAACTTTGTAACTACTTCATCGTTCAATGCATATACACAAAGCAATGACCAAAAAGTAGATTCATTGATTGCAGCAACAGGTAGTTATGCAACAACAGGCTCTAATACTTTCACAGGTAATCAAACAATAACACATAGTGGTGGTGGTACTTTTACATTATTAGATGATAGTGGAATAGGTGTCAATTATGGACAAACAGGTATTGGTAATTTTGAAATTTCTCAATCTGGTAGTGTTGTATTTAGAGGTAGTGGAGCAGGTCAATTCGATGTATTTGCATCTGCATCATTCATAGCAGCACCTTCTATTCCAAACATTACGTCTAACTTAAAAGTAGATGGAAACTTTACAGCATCTCTACAAGAAGGATATGTATGGGTTGGTAATTCAAGCGGTGTATCGACAACCGTAGCAACATCATCCTTTGGTGGTGGAGGAAGTGTACCAGCAGGAACAATATCAGGTAGTGCACAAATAACCGCATTAGGATTTGTTTCTTCATCTGTAACTGCATCTTCATTAGTAACTGCATCAGCAGCAGGAGCAGATATCACATTTACAAAAGGTGATGGTTCTACATTTACAATTACAACTGCAACCGGAAGTGTTGCATCAGCATCATACGCAGAAACTGCATCACTTGCATTAACAGCAAGTATAGCAAGAAATTTAATCGTAATTGCAAGAAATGGTGGGTCATCTACATTACCAGCAGGAACGGTAGTTCACATTACATCAGCAGTAGGTGATAATCCAATATTCACAACTGCATCTTATGATACTGAAGCCCTTTCTGGAAATACATTCGGACTATTAAGATACTCATCCCTTGCAGGAGCAGATGTTGAAGTAGTTGTTGCAGGTGTTGTAACAGGTGTAGATACTGACCCTGCAAAAGGATATACAGCAGGTGATATCGTTTATCTTTCATCTTCAGGTCAATTCACAAGAGTTCAACCACAAGCACCTAATCAAATCGTAACATTAGGACAGGTATTAAGAGCACAGCAAAACAATGGTTCAATCTATGTTAGTATTAATAATGGTTGGGAATTAGATGAATTACATAATGTTCAAATCACTTCACCACA